CCCCGCCGCTGCCCCCGTCATACGGTCTAAAAATAGTTTGTACATCATAACTCCGCGCTTACGCCAATAAAGGCAGATGCGTTATTGGTCCGCAAATACCCGCCATGCCCAGCCGTGCCAGCGGCAGTAGTTGAATTATCAAAGCGAACAAGCAGCGACGAAGATTGGCTGTTGATAGACAACGCATTAAGCGTATCAGACGTGCTATTAGTATCTACTGCGTAATAAGCCGTGCCGGTTACATACGATAGCGAAGGAGTCGCTCGCATTTCCGTCACTAACGGTAGCAGGCCAATAAAAAACGAAGAAGAGTAATAAAACCCTTGACAGATAGGCTTCACATCACCCAAAGCAATCCGTTGAAAATACCGATAGACCAAACGCCGCTCAGTTCCGTTAGAGCGCACCTCAAAGGGTGTTGCGAAAGATCCAGTCTCGGCTTGCAGATCGGTGAGGTAAAGAAAATCACCCAGCGTGGTATCTGTTACGTCAGACCAAACGAACAAAATGACGTTTGCCGTCGAGGCAGTATCAATCGCCGCCGTAACGGAATACTGCGCCCAGTCAGTTGTCACGTTCAAATTGACCGGAGTATTCTCGTAGGTCGCATTCGCAACAAGAGTCGGGTTAGTACCCTCGACATTCCAAGCAGAAATAATATCGGACGTGACACTGTTGCTGGTCCCCGACCAGGAAACAATCGCCGCTTTGATGTTGTCCAGCTTAGCAGTCGATGACACCTTCGCCTTGAAGCTAAACGTCGCTGTCTGCCCTATAAAACCATAACAATTATTAGCCTCAACTATCTGAGCGTACCCGAATTTCTTATTGACCGTTTCAACATCAAACCCAACGGACCAAGGACTAGTAGTGAATGTGGAACCAGTCGCAACACGAGACACATCAACAATGTCATCTCCGTCCGACAGTAAGTACCACCGATCCGCCATGTACGTATCATCAGTATTTGCGAATGGCGCAGTTGTGCTAGTAATCGTCATGCCGCGCTGCCAATTATCCTGTTGGCCGTTAATAAGTCTGTTTCTAAACCCTTGACCTAGAATTGAAGCCAACTCCAGTGTTTCGCGCATCGTCGCTGCATCAGCATCATCGAGGAGATCTCTTGCTGCTGAGGTGAGACTCGCTAATGCCGCCGTGTCAGTGCCCGTGAAATACGGAACTTTGTCCGCAGCAGGCGTGAGGGTATTAAACGCATCGAGAACGTATCCACCTTCTTGCTTCCTGTCCTCAAGGGAGGAAATTACGAACTGAACAGTCTCTGTAGGTAAATCGCCATGTGCGGTGTAGGCTATCGCGCTCGCTGGATGGCAATCAGCGAAATCACGCCCAGACAGTGCGTTGTGGGTGCCAGCAGAAAAGTTACCTGAAATCTGCGACCGAGTCGCAGAAATCCTCACAACCTCCACCATCTGCACGCGCCCGGCGGCCGTTAAGTAACTGCTTTTCGCCTCGTACGTTATTTTCCATATCGCAGCTATCTCTGGGAGAGAAAGCCCTCCCCACGAGAGCGATGTGATTGCTTCGGCCTGTGCATTGACTAACGAAGTATGATACGTCTGAGATGGTACAATAAAAATCTGTTTGTTGGCACTGAGCGCCGTTGTGGCAAAAACCCAGTAGTTCATGTAGGTGTTATTACCTAACTCAGTGAGTTGGTACGAACCGGCATTGTTTTGGTTGTACTGAATGTACGTGGTTCCGATCTTGAACGGGTAGGAATCGGTCGTTGTCCACGCCCAGTCACTAGCACCGGATCTGTAGAGGATCGTATACGGGCCGCCATCAGCAACGCCAGTAACGTCGTATTCAATATCCTCATCAACAATTATTCCAGATGCGATAGCGTAGGTTTTGGTTGTATTGGCAGTGGAGTTCAGAGTGTAGCCGGAAATCTCCAGCCCACTCCGCACGAACGTCCCAATAGCGTAATGCTGAGACAAGTGCCATTCAGTATTCCGTTCAGCTGTGTGCAGCTCGAACAGGACGAGAGCATCAACCAACGAAGCGTTGTAGTAGATGTACGCGACGGGGCTAACAGTAGTCAGGTCCCAGGGATCTGTGCTGGTGGTTAAGGTGCCGTCAGCAGCATAGTAAATGTAGTAATTTCCACTAGAGTTCGCGTGGGCTGTACTAACCTGCGCTCCAGTCTTGACGTACCGAACACCCTGCACCCAGATGTCAAACGTCGCGCCTGATGGCGTGATCGTGATCTGCCGGTTAGCAGCGCTGTAACTTAAAGAAACTTGGTACGGCTGAGGGAACCCGTGATAACGGTGAACCCCCGGCAGTACGTCGGTTGCAGGTAGTTCTGCAACTCGCCCACCACTCAGAACCAGGGAGCGTCGCTCGCTCATGCCAGCACAACCCCAGCATCCGGCTCGAACGAAAGTTCGGTAGCTGAGATAGCCCGTCCAACATACTGAACCACATTGCCCGAGGCACTAGGGGGAGTGGCCGTTACCTGGCCAGCACTGGTGGATAGGTAATACCTAGCACCTAGCGTGAGGCCAGACAGTACAGTATTAGTGGATTCAAAGTAGACAAGGGCGGATTGACCTGAAGTTACAGCAGAGAGAACAAACCCGTCAGCCTCTTTCCCTGCCGTTGTTGCATCCGCCTTCCGAACCTTCACAACTCCCGTATCATCCCAGATAGTAATGAAGTCACCACCAGCAAGATTCTCACTCGCCGTCACAGACTTCGTATCAGCGGCAACTCCCACCGGCATCACAGTCGTATCCAACCGGCCAGTAGCATCAAGAGCAACGACATCACCGGCATTACCTGCTCCAGCACTTATAACAGTAGCTTCAACTTGCGTTAACCGGCCAGATACTAACTGAATCGGTTTGTCAGCCATTATTTAATCCTCAAAAATTGAAACACTTGGAGTAACTAACAAAGAAGTCACACCAGTAGAAATGCCCACTTGGATAGCTGCACTTACGGGAGGAGTTTGTGTCAGCACTCCGTTAACCCCAACCCAAACAACCCCAGTCCCCCAAACCCAGCTCGGTTCCACAACCTCCCCCGCCAACGTCACTGTGATGGAGTCACCCACTCCAACAGCGGACGTACTGATCCCGATGTAAGAAGCAACGGACTCGGGGTTTGAGAGGTCAGTGTGGAAAGCTTCCCCATCTAAAACGGAGATAGCCCTGTGGCCTCCGATGTTTTCTCCTGTGGTTAGCGAAACAGAACCACCAGCACCCGCCGGTCCTTGCGGGCCAACATACGCTGGGAGAGTGGGAGGATCTAACTGATTCCCACTAAGGGCCAACAAATCTTCATACGTTAGTTCCGACAAATCCTCAGATGGCAACTGCACAGTAAAGGCGTCGTTTTTAACCCCCGCAACCGAGAGCTGAAACCAGTACTTTGTCCCATCCACACCTGGCCCGATGATAACATCGTTTGGCCGGAGCTTGATTACTGTTCCTGGGTAATGGATAGTGTGAGTTCGCTGCCCGGCCCAAACTGTGTCAGTAACAGCATCGACACCCTGGACCAGCTCTCTTGAAGTAGCAACACTATCCCCCGTCACCAACCCAATTTCAACCTGAGTGGCAACCACTTTCCCATTGGAGGGGGACCGCCCAACAGGGAAATAGATAGGACGGAGTGTTAATGATTCAGGCATTTATTATGCCTCGATTAGATTGTCTGCAACTTTGAAACTGCCAATGGTACTCCACCATGTCCCGGTCGGGAGCACGACTCGCGCTTGGATTTTGTACTTCCCTGCCACAGCGAAGTCAGTCTCCTCAATCGCGTATACGATAACTCCCTCAGTCCCGTCGGTGTAGAATTCGGCCTCCTTCTCAACACTGACTCCCTCAGGGTCCTGGATAATGATAACCATCTCTGTCGCAGTGGACACATTAACCGGGTCCCCATTCTCATCCGTTAAGGTGACGCGAATCTGAGTACCAATATCACTAACGTGGGGAGTTGCCATTTAAAGCTCCAGTGAGAGATCCGAAATTTGAACCACTACCAACCCGAGCACTTCTTGCTGAGTTAAAGCTAAAGTCATTTGGGTCTGTTGGGTGACGCCCAGGGAAAATATTTCATTCTGAGTGACAGCCAGCGTCATAATTTCTTGCTGGACCACCACCAGCAGGAAGTCAACAAACTCAATCACCGAGGTAATCTTCTAACTATCTGCATGACTAATTGCAGCCGGAAAAGGAGAACCTCTCTCCCCTCTGCCCCATTAAAATAACTCATTATCTTTCCTCAGAAAAACAAACCTTCGGTAACAATTCCCTCACCCCAGCATCAATAGCTAGGATAGCTTCACAAACTTTCCTCCCGTCAGCCGCAGTGAATCGGGCTCCTTGCTTCGCCTGCTCAGCAGCCAATGCTACCTGCTTATTGTATTCCTGCACCCCAACTCCAGTGTAAATTAGCCACCACAACAACAATGCCAACCCCACCGAAATAACCTGACGCATACTCATCGTCCTTGCCAGATCATTACCAGAATAGTCAAGAACATTAGTACGTTGCTAATCAAAGCCCATCTATTTTGTATTCTAAACCGCTTTTCATCTTCCGCAACCAATGCCGAATCAGCCGCTTGCTTCTTTTCCGCCTCCTCATGCAGCTTAATCAGTCTCCGTATCTCCTCCATTTCAGCCCTTTCGTGTTGGCGCAACGCATCATTAAGACTTTCGACAATCATGGTTTGCATATCTTCTACTGATTTTCTAAACTCTCTCCGCAATCCGTCCTCCACATCCCTAATCCTGGAGGCCAACAGCGTTAGTTTTTCCTGATGCTCATCCAATAGCTGCGTGTGTCGGTCTAGTTCCAATTTACCAATATCAATCTGCTGCACTTAAATACCCTTATTGTTATATTGACAGAATATTTGGAGCTGGACGCCCACCACCTCATAGGAGGAGGAAAAAAGTGGGCGAGCTGTCGGCCAGGAACAGGAGCATCCCACCAGCACAGTCGCCCACAATACCACCACCCAAGCACACAAGAATTTGGTCACTTCACCTCAGCCGGACACGCCCGATTGCGAACAGCCGTGTGGGCTGCGTCCCAGCTATCCTCCGGGATCGTCTGGAGGACCACTCGAATTGTCTCAGCCGCGTAACCAACCCGCGTGGACGTGTCGATGGGTTGTTTGCTACGCGCAGCCTCCTTCGCCATCATCCAAGCCACGTCCCGGTACTCCACGGGAATTGAGCAGATTTTGTTTACAAGGAGTTCGGAGACGCAACCCCCCACCAATACAGCCATCAGCACCCAACCAACCAATTTCTTCATCCCACTCTCCCCCACTAAGGTGCTTCTTTAATCTGCGGTTCCGCTTTCGGTTCCGCTGCTTCCGACCCGAACAACCGCAACGCAGCCCACCAACTATACGCTCGGAACCGCCCCATCCCAGCCTCCAAACAGATTTCCCTGAAAATCCTATCCGCTTCCCTCCTGAACGACTTTGGCAAATGCCCCACCCGAATTAGCTGGTAGAGGGCATCATGCACTAAGCTGGCCCGGATGGAGTCGGAGGTATCTACAGTGGGGCCACTAGGCCCGTCCCAAGCATACCCCGCTTCAATGGTGAGAAGGCCACCCACCCTTAGAGTCAAATATCCGTAGGAGGTATCCTGAATGGGGAACTCCGTATTCAGCACAATACCGTAGTCGGAGAATAGCTGATATTTGTACCCGGACACGTACTGGATGGTCATTTTTTATCTCCAATCAGCAGTGCCCACGTGCGTTGCCCAACAACCCCGTCGTCCAACAGCCCCTGAGAGCGCTGAAAGGCCACCACCGCTTTCTTCGTCTTGGGGCCGAACACACTATCCACCTTCCCAACACTGAACCCATGTCGCCCCAGCGCCTCCTGCAGCACAGTGATAACCCATCCAGTCTGGCCCAGCCGGCACAACGGGTAACCAACACTCGGAACGGACTGAGTGATGGCGGAACTGAACGAGGCACCCAACAGCTCCTTCGCCTTCAGCAGATACCCCCTCCGATCCTTCAGCCCATTCAGCCCCCCATTCACCTTCCTTGTAACCCGTTCCAGATCATCCTGGTCAGCAACCTTATTGATTTTCTGTTCCTGCCAGTACGTACAGGCCACATACAGGGAAATGACCGGGTCCGCAGCCAGCTTGGGATTTGTTTCCAAGGGGAGCTGCATCAGTTTTCCGTACTTCTTGTAGTTGGCCCGGCCCGTCAGTTGAATGAGGCCCCGGCCCTTGTACAGAACTCCGTCACCAGGCGAAGTATTCCCCAGATCAGCGCGTCCTTCATACGCCTGACCGGAGGCAAATTCTTCTGTAGTACGGAGCCCAGCAGACTCATGACAAATCTGGGCCAGGAAATGAGCAATTCGCAACGGAGTATCAATTGCGAACTGCGGGAGGATGGTGTCTATCAGCGGGACAATGGCATTAAGGATGACTTTCTGCCTATCAGCATTGGCTCCACTAAACTTTGGGACTAACTTTGGTAGTATTTCGCCTATCACGTTTCTGTTTCCCCTTTTCCAGCTTTGCCAATCGCTTGTCAATCTGCAGCAGCCTGTCTCGCATCTCCCCCAAAAAGGAGTGCGGAACCAACACTGGGGGAGTTACTTCGCTTCGGCCAGAATCTTCGATAGCCATTCGCGGCCCTGCGCCCCACTCGGGTCAACTTCCACCACGAACGGGTACATTAAGGATTTGCTGGAGGTTTTTTGGAAGTTCTTGACGGAGGTGCCAGCGACGGTGAACCAGTGACGCACGAAAGAGGAACGGCACCGAGCCAGAATTTCCACGTACTTCCGCTTAACCATCTGCGGGACCCCCCGTATCACGTGGACCGGGACCGCCCCGACTTCCAGGCCAATCACCATCGGCTCCCCCTCAGTGCTCGGTTCGTGAATGTGAATTCTCAATTCCTCATTCATGAACTTCTCAAACTCCATCTTATCCATTGGGGGGTATTCGTCAGGGAGAGCGACCTCCGGGGGCAGTTGGACAATGGGATCATTGATGGTGGACCCCTGCTGGATAGTACGCTCAACACCAATGGAAACGTTACCAGTATCCAGCCGTCCTTTGTCGATAATTAAGTTTGCCATTTTGTTAACTCCTGAAATGAATAGGGGGCAAGGCTATCAATTAACCTTGCCCCCAAACTACCTTACTCCACCAACTACTTACCGACGACAGACCAAAATAAAGTCGTCGTTGTCAGTCAGCAGCGCCACACTCACATCCACAGTAACAGTCCTACCACTGACGCTCAGCCCAGACGCCTCGTAAGTGCGAGTCCCAGCAGCCACCGATTTCAATCCCTTAGCATTGTTGCCGCCATCCAAACCACTGGCAACCCACTGCTCCATCGTCACCCGGTCAGTCAGGTTAATGAGCATCACATACCCAGGCTCAAAACCCAACCCATCGGACGCATTAATGGTGAAGTCCGCAGCAGTGTAAGTGCCAGACCCAGCAAAGACCACCTCCGACGCAGCCGGACCCAGGTCATTGCTCACAATAGCCAAAGTAACACCAGAAGGAACGCTCATTCAGTTCTCCAATTATCGAACATTCGGGTTGAAGGGATAGGGAGTGTTAACATACACAGCATTAGGGACGACAGTTGCATCGTCTAACGCTGTAGTGCCCCCAACAAAGTTGCCAGTCCCGGTTGGGTTAATAACAACAAACCCCACTACCGCCTCAGTGTCCGGGACCGGGGGAAACTTAACCCCCGCCAGAGTGGTTGCTTCCAACCCCATCCGAGTTACGAACGTGCCCCCCGCAGTCACAGAGAACACATACACGTTGAAGGCGTCAGCAGTGACGGTGCCGCTCAGAGCCGCCAGGTCCCCCGCCGCTTTCGTGGCTAACTGCCCGCCAACCATATACTGGATGACGTTAACAGTCTTGGCCAGCGCAGATGCTCCCGCCTTAATGGCGATAGCACCCGTGGCCAGCAGCACACTCCGCATCGGTCCCAGCGAAGCCCCAAACAGCTTTCGCATTACTTCTCGCCCTGCGTATGGAGGAAGGCTATTAATAGCCTGATTTAGGTTTAGGATACCCATCTAACCTACCCCTTAGTAAGCACCAGTCAGCGCATCGACACCGTGCTCGTACTTGTAGATCCAACCTTGATTCAGGATCATGGAGACAGTCCAGAACTGCATACCATACAAGCCAAACTGGCCCAACGGATCGGTCTTATCAACCTTGTTCGGAGGCAGCAGGATGGGTTTCATCGTGCTGGCCTGAGCCGGGTTGATAGTACCCCACGCCTTCTCCGCAAACACCAACGTTTGGTAAACGTCAACGTGAGTGGAGTCAGCGCTTTTCAGCCCAGTCGTGCCGGTCGCACCCGCGCTCAGGACGGGCTTCAGGTGAGGAGTGGCAATGATGCGGAACTCCTCCACCGACCCACGCTCGAAGGGATGCAGGGGAGTAGCACCCGCGTACTGCTCCTTCTTCACCCACCCATCCATATCACGGAAGGTGCTGATCGCATCAGTGTTGGTGACCACAATCCAGCCACCCTCCAGCGGGGCCGAGCCTTCGCCAGTCCCCGGCCGAGTGCTGGTAGTCATCATCCCACCAGACCGATCCGCCAACCGACGAGCAATGATCCGCAGACCAGGGAGCTTCACCACCCCATTCACAGAGGCCCGGCTCACGCCACCACCAGCATACAGAACGTTCGTGGTGCTCTGAAGGGCAGAGAAGTTAATCTGCTCCTCCAACGTGCCACGGCGCTTGCCCAGTTGCTCAGTGATAGCCTCGGGGATATTATCCTCGTGGAACTGGAAGGTCGCATCCGTGAAGGAGTACAACATTCCGTACTGCTTGATGGTGGCACTAACATCCACCTGGGAGATCTGGTCCGGCGAAGGGGTAACACCCTCAGCCAGCATGTGGGAAGTCGCGTAAGCGGCAGCGGCATCGGAAGTGCCGGCAGTCACAAACTCGTTATCCACATCACCAAACGGCAGCCACCGACGGAACACAGCGGTCTTGGAGCTGTGGGCCGGGAGGTTAGTCATCTCCGGCTTGGTGACTGGGAGGGTCTGCACATACGAGGCCTGAGCCAAAATGTCAGCCTTCCACAGCCCAATCCGGGAAGAAACGGTAGAGTATTTATGAACCATGAATTAGACTCCAGTCGGGAAAGGGACGGGGACTTACGGCCTCAGCCAGAAAGCGGCCCCATTGTTTTTCAATCTCTCATTGAGGGCGTCTTGCTCACTCATCGGAGCTGACATTCCCCCACCACCACCAGTCCTGCCGGCATCAACCGCCTTCCGCAGTCCAGCCGCCTTATTAGCTTTTGCTGTCGCCACCTCAGCAGCCTTGAGAGCTTTCGCCTGCTCAGCCGCCTTGAAAGCATTGAAGGTGGAGATCGCCACTCGCGCATTCTTGCTGCCAAGAGCTGCACCCTCACGGCCCCAGCCCTGCAACAAATCCTGCACATCCAACGGTTGCGTTTTGAGGAACTCAGCAAACTCCGCAGTGGGTCCGAGCTTGTACGCATCCGGAACAAAGTTTAGCAGGAGTTCGTCCTGCATCTTGTCCCACTGCGAAGCCTCAGCCTGCTGCATCCGTTCATCCAACAGCGGCGAAACCGCAGCCGGGATCTCCATTGTCTGCACTTTGAGTTCCGCTAGCACTTCCGCCAGCGCATCTCCAATTCCTTTATCCAGGTCCCGAATTTTAGCGAGGCCCGGACTCTTTCCAGCATCGAAGGACCACTCCCTAATGCCACTAGCGCGGAGGTCTTTCAGATCCTTTGCAATCGGGCCGAGCCTCCCCATCACAGACCGTTCAACATGGGTCCGAATGTCGGGCACTTGCTGGGCCAGTTGCAAAGCCTGCAACACCTGATCCTGCGTCAGTTCACCAATGAAGTATTGAGGGGCCTCAACTTCTCCACCCGGAGGAGATTCGCCCCCCTCCGCCAGAGACCCTTCAGCAACCATCCCCTCAAACAGACCAGTCGAGCCGATGTCAAGAGGTTCGCCCTCCTGCGCAGCTTCACCAACCTGTCCTAGTCCTTCTTCGTTCACGTTCATTTAACTTGCTCCACTGGGGGCTCTTGGAAGGTCAGAGTCCGCAGTAATTGTGGTTTGTAGTTAGCTGGTTGGGGGCAACGCCGCCTACCATCACCCTTCCCGATCAAATTCATTATCACCGTCATTATGCTCAACATCATCCCCCTGCACCCTTATATCGTCAATCAAACCCCGCATGGCCGCTATTTGTGCCCTAAACCAAAGCGTTTTCCGGGCATCTACCCCCAAATCCATATCCACCACCACCGAGCACTTCCCCACCAACTCCTCAACTCTCCTTTCCAGCTCCCCCAAAATAACCTTCACTCCCGACTGCTGCCGCTCATGTTCCTTCAGTCTCATTTCTTCACCCCCTTCGCAGCTTCCTTCTTCACCTCATTATCCATTTCTTTCTTCTCCTTCTCCATCCCATGCTCAATCGCCTTCATCGGGAGCGTGACTGCCTCCAACTCCTGCTGCGCCACCCTCAAATCAATCCCCTTCTTCTGTGCGTACTGGAGAAGTTCCAACTTCATCTGCAACACCAGCATCTGTTCGTCGTGTGCCCGATCTCTCGCAGCATTCTCCATCGTCGCCTGCGTTTCCAGTGCGTGGGATTGGGCGCGAAGCTGGCCCTGAGTGGTGAGGGCCTGTGCCCGCAGCTGCGCACTCTGCACCGCCGCTTGCGCCTGAGCACTCCCACCATCCCCTTCCTTCGCAGCCGCAGCCATCAGCTCCGACAAATGCTGCTCCCGTTCCGGCGACAACTTCGTCCGCTCCGGGTCAAATTCGTTCCCCTCCAGGTACTTCTCCATTAAGAGAGCCGGGTCCTGCCCGAACACCGGGTTGGTAGCCAGGTTGATTGCCTGTATCAAAGAAGCCGCCTGCACATCCCGCTTAATTTCTGTCGCCGACCCCTCGATGGAGACGGTTACTTCGCCCAGCGGGAGTTCCTCCGCCTTGTACTTTCTGATCCACTTCACGGAGAGGGCAACCGCCGGCCTGAGGATAGAAGCATCGTAGTAGGCTTTGACCCTGCGGGGAAGGTGGGCCGCAGCATTCAACCGCATTTGCCCGCCCCCAACCGACTGCGCCTCAGTGTGTCCCATCACCATATCATCAATGCCGGTGATTTTTTGGAACAACTGGAGGTCCAACTGAATGTTGGCCCGCAACTCAGCCAGGTGAGCCGGAACCTCAATGAACTGGAAGGCGTTCTGGACCGTCTTTATGCCGTCCAGGGAAAATTCCTTGTTCTCGACGAACCAGTCTTTCCCCGGCGACCACTCATACGAACCGTCCATGGGGGTAAGGGCACCTTTCCAGTGGACCCGTTGAGGGACCGAGGCCAGTGCGGAATTGTCATTCAGATTGCGGAGGTGGGCAGTGGCGGATCGCTGGATAGGTTCCCCTTCCTCTGCAATACCACGCCCGGCCCAGAACTCCCTCTCGTTAATCCAGCGTTTTCGCCACTTCAACAGGTGGTAAGGAATCTCGTTCTCCAGGGGGGCCGGGCCAACCTTCACCACAGTCTTATTCACCAACGTAACGCAGGCCCACGTTTCTCCCGTCTCATCCCCCTCTGCCGACTCCCACTCAACCCCACTCAACTCCAGCAACAGCCGAGGCACAACCCCGTGGTAATGCCAGAGTTCAAATTCCTTAATGGCGGACATTCCAGCCACTCCCTCAGCTGGCTTCGGCCCCTCCGCAACCACCTCCAGCACAGCGTCCGGCAACCACCCATCCAGCATCGCTTCCGGCTTTCCCTTCTCCATCAACTGCCTTTTGGACATGTAGGAGCGCTCGAACAGGTAGGAGCCGTTACGGATGTCCTCCCCACAGTCCGGAGCCGGGAAAATGTTTTCTACAGCTACAACCCTGAAGCCCGGCTGAATTCCCTTTTCACCCATCATTGGAACCGGCCCCTTCAGCACTCCACTCCCCATCCTGGGCGCATCCTCAAACAGTCGCAGCAGCACATCACGGAACGGGACTGGGCTCTCCGCAAACCAGTCCTTTATTTGCTTTTCGACTGCGGCAATCTCCTCCTGGGAGGTCAGCTTCTGCTGTGTCAGCGCTCCCCGCAACATTTCCACCTGCTCGGGAGGGAGCTTGGCCAGGTAGGCCAGGGCCTCATCCACATCCGTCATGGGGGTGGCCACCAACCCCCACCGCTGCTTTTCCGTTGGGGCTGCCAACTGCAGAATGGCCCACCCCGCAAACTCCACCGCCGGGGCCGTGATGTTGAGGACGGCAGTGCTCCTATTCTGTTTAACCGCTGGAGGCCGCACCATCAGCGTTCCACCAACCCCCTTGCTCCCCGCCGACCCAGCATCGCTGGTGATTTCGTCCTCCCCCGAGAAGGACATGACGCACCACTGCCACGCCTCCTCAATCCCAGAGGCTGCCCGGGCCGAGATGGCCTCAGTCCTCAATCGGCAAAGATCCCCTGCCAGCTTCTTCATTTGTTCATCCTTAACCAGCAGCACTTCAGCGAGCACTTCTTCCAGCCCGCCTCCCACCATCTCAGCCATATCAATTCCAACACTCAGTCCCGTATCCATCAATAACCCCCAACAGAATCAAATTGCTCAAACCCACCCTTCCGCCCGAAAAAACGGTCAGGATCTTGATTCCCTACCCCCCTGGCCGGGAAGTCATCCATCGTTGCGTGATCCAGCTGGACCGGGAGACACGCCAAACAACAGGCATCCGCCTCGTCAGGGCTCGGCCCGGAGGAACGATTGCGGGGGTCTGCCGACATCCTACTCTTAAATTCTTTCTTGTCCTCAATCAGCAGCAGCCGAATGCTCTTGGAGGACCGCCACTCGTAACGGATTGCGGCCCCCATTTCCCAGATGGATTTGTCGTTCGGAATCCGACCCCCGTCCTCCATCCACTTCTTGAAGGTGCTCCACATCAGGGCTCTGGTGTTGAAGTGCTTCCCGTCAGAGAGCCGAGCCTGTGGGTGGATGGGCCTCAACAGCCGCCGGAAGGGGCTCGTCTGCATATGGGCATGGAATTCGTAAGCGACCCCCTCCAGCTCATACACAATCCCGCCGAGTGGCCCCATGTTTTCTTCCAGCAGCTCCCAGCAGAGGGCTTCCACCTCCCCCGCCAACTGCAACCCATCCTTCTTGGATAGCTTCCGCAGCTCCCGCATATGAAAGCCTCTTCGGGCACAGATAACGGATTTGTCGTTCCCCATCCGAGCAGCGTCCACCCCAATCTGCCACGACCCCGCTGCCCTAGCATCCACATTCCTCCTACTCCCTTCGAATACGGAGATGGGGATGAAAGTGTCCACAACAGCCTCGTAGGGGTTTCGGTCAATCTCCCTTGCGAAAATGACTGGGTCCGTCATCGGGTCGCTTTTCTTCTGGTCATACCACTTCTGGTCCTTCCGTGGGTCACTCGACCAGTCGAACTCAAAAAGGCGGTCCGGGGCCTGCGCTCTCAGCGCCATGCACTGCCGCAAAAAGACGGTGGCCGGCCCGGACTGAGTGCTTCCATTAATCTGGGTGTTGGTGTTCTCGGAGAGGGCACCCTCAGCGGCCATGGGGTATTCGAGTGCTGCGTGTTCGTCCAGGAAGTAAGCGGAGGTACGCCCGCCACGCCCAATTTCTTTTCCGCAGTCCCCTGTGATGGTAGACCCATTGTCCGGGTTTATCATCTTCCCAGCACTACTTCCCTTCGACACACATTTCCCCCGTTCCCATCCGATGGGCTGGAATTCTGGGGGCCACCCCTCCACAAACTCAATCAGCTT